AATTACAAGAATCCACGCCGAATTCCCATCGTGTCGAATCATTACGCATATCGAGGATATCGACGTCGTTAAAGGTTACGTACTCGTCAAGGCAGAATTCTTCAAAGAGTTCGAGGATCACGTACCGTCATTCACAGATTACGCGCTGGAAATGCGTTCCGATCGAGGAGTCAATCTCCACTTCTGGGTCGAGAACGGAATCACTAGCGCAATCGGTCGAGTGATCGGACTAGCCTCACCGTCTAAGGATCCAAAAACTGCCGCACGTCCAACACGTCAAGACATGGAAAAGGTTGAACGCTTATCCACTTCCGACGTTTCAGAATTGAAGAAGAGCGACGCTTGGACTTCTATTCCATCGTTCGACACTAAAGAAGCCGCCGAATCTGCCGGAATGCCAACACTCGGAACGGCAATCGAGGAAATCAAAGAATCAATCGGTGAGCCGATTATTTACGATCCTCTTATCTGCCGTCATGGACAACGCAATTTCCGAAGCGGTATATCAAAGAAAACAGATAAGCCGTACGGTGGCTGGTACTGCCCTAATGGAATCGTTTCGCACCAATGCGAAGTCGTGTGGGGCGTACTTGGATCCGATGGTAATTGGACGGTAAAGAAATGAAATGCGAAATCCGTTGCGATTCATGCGATAAATACACCGAATCCAGTAAAGGTCAAGCATTCAAGGATCGCGGAGAAATAGTCTTATGGATCTGCTACAAGTGCCAACCTCAGAAATAAGATACTCAGTCGCCTTCGCAGATGAAATGTATATTCATCAAGCGGCGATTGATAAAATCTTACAAGGATCCGGAGTTATGGGATCTCAGCCGAGATATAACTTGGCTCTCAACACTCACGAACAGGTCAGCGAATTAGCCGAATCCATAACGGCGGAATTAATCGTGGCACGTTACTTCAAACTCGATTACGACGCACGGCAAAATAACGGAAAACATCATGCAGACGTGGGTCAAGGTTTAGAAATCAAGTGGACGAAATACGAATCCGGACACTTGATTATCTATCCCAATGACAGAGATAGCGACGTTGCGGTAATGGTGGTAGGTAAATCGCCTACCTATCGGATAGCCGGCTGGATACCGGTTCAATTCGCTAAACGCGCAAAGTATAAGCACCGATCACAGGATTCATGGTGGATTGAGCAGCACAACTTATTCCCGATTGAAGATCTAGTAAGGAGTGAACATGGACGTTCACTTATCTAATTGCCGCATATGCAAGAAGGTCACTATGCAACGCGAAAGAATCGTCACGGACAAACTTCCGCCTAATGTGAAGGTGCTGGAATGTCTCAAGTGCGGAGTAATGGGCGTTGTACTATTGGAGGATTTTGAATGATTATGAATCTGGCTATAGTTCTATTAGTAATAATAAATATAACTTTACAATGGATTATTTATGATTACTGGAAAAATAGATGGTAAATAGTTATCCACAGGAGTTATCCACAGGCACACTAAACCTGTGGACGACACGCAGGAGTCGCGCTCAAGTTATCCACATACTCACGAGTAACTTGACACCTCGGCTACCATCACGACGCGGTGGAGAGCCGGTCAGCCGTCTCGCTCGCAGCCGCTTCTTGGTGGTTTCGGGACTGCTATGTCTTAACGTGGTTATGACGGCTTATCCATCAAATGCCGTTAATAACACAGTAGAAATCTATAAACTCTACGCACACACTAAACTTCTCAACTCTAAAGAGTTTCATTGTGTGGATTTACTCTGGACAAAAGAGAGTCAATGGAATCCACGATCCGACAATAAACATTCAACCGCGTTTGGAATTCCTCAACTTCTCAAGATGAAGGAAAGAAATCCATTCAGGCAGATAGATCTAGGGCTACGCTATATTCGTCATCGTTATTCAACTCCGTGCAAGGCATGGTCTAAATGGCAGAGAGTAGGTCATTATTAAATGGCAACTCAAAGCGCAAGGGCTAAAGGTGGCACAACTGCATGGCGCAAGATACGTGCGCGAATCCTTGCTCGCGATGGCTGGACTTGCCAATATTGCGGAAACGATGAACACGCATTAATGACTGTGGATCATGTGATTCCCATATCTAAGGGCGGAACCGATGAAGACTCAAATCTCATTTCTGCTTGCCAGAAGTGCAATTACTCAAAAGGCAACCGAATGGGGCGGTTTTTTGGAGGGGCTCGAACACCTCTGACTCTTCCTTTTCCTTTTTCACCTCAAAACGAATCGACTAGTCATGACTAAGGCTAGACAGGGCTCTACAAGGGCTCTGAAGGTCGTTGCAGGGACGAGCATAGATAAACAGGGAATCCAAGTCGAACCGAAGCCTCTAATCGGCTCTCCGACGCCAAGAATCCATTCACGCCTCAATGATCTACCGTCTAAAGGCTTCGAACTTATGCAATTCGCTAGCGAAATCGGTATTGAACTTATGCCGTGGCAACGCTTCGTCATGGAACACGCGCTCAAGGTCAAGCCGGACGGACGGTGGAAGGCTCCGGTGGTCTGCGTTGTAGGAGCGCGCCAAAATGGAAAGTCCACAATTATGATTGCTTCAATTCTGGGACGAATGTTTCTCTGGGGCGAACCGTTGCAATTAGGATCCGCGCACGTTCTCACGACATCGCTTGAAACGTTTCGACACGTTGTCGGACTCATCGAAGGCAACGACCGCCTGTCTTCCGAGGTTGCAAAAATTCGATGGGCTCATGGATCCGAGGAAATACAATTAAAAAACGGTTGCCGCTACGTTGTCAAGGCGGCAAACGCTGCGGCTCGCGGTTTTGCAAAGCCGGAGACGGTTTACATGGACGAAACGCGTCAATTAAAAGATACCGAAGCATGGTCGGCTATGCGATATACGATGATGGCGGCAAAGAATCCGCAACTCTGGACATTCTCAAACGCCGGAGATCAGCACTCCCTCATTCTCAATCAACTTCGAGAACGCGGCATGGCGTCGGCGGCTGGAGGCGATGACGATATTGCTTACTTTGAATGGCCTGCCTATTCGGACAAAATTACCGATGAGAGAAATTGGGTCGCTAGCAATCCGGCACTTGGTCACACTATTCATGTTGATAATATCCGAGCCGTTCTCAATGATCCGCCCGACGTTGTTCAAACCGAAGTCTTATGTCGCTGGGTTCACACCATATCGAGTGCGATTCCGCAGAAAGAATGGGACGAATGCGGATCTGATAACGCAGATCTTGACATCGAAAAAACTACATGGCTCGGAATCGACTGCTCACCGGATCGCCGTGACGCGGCTCTGGTTGCGGCTCAAAAAAATTCCGACGATACTTTCACGGTCAAATTGCTTCACACTTGGCATAATCCAATAGCACTCGACGATAAAGCAATCGCTAATGACATCGCGCCTTATGCTAGAAAATATCTCACGGAATACGTCGTATTTTCAAAGCGCACAAGTGCGGCGGTGGCGGCTCGTCTGCAACCGGCAGGAATTCCAGTTATTGACGTTGATGGAAATGCCTACGGTCAATCGTGCGATGAATTACTCGGTGCAATTACTTCAAAGAGGTTGATTCACGGAAAACAGGCGGAATTATCCAAGCAAATCTTATCGGCGGTGAGACTTCCAGTAGGTGACGGAGGCTGGATTATTGGACGGCGCGCCTCAAGCGTTGCCGTGTGCGCTGCCGTTGCAACGGCTCTTGCAACACACTTTGCGACACGCCCAGAGACAGAGATAGACATTCTCTTCGGTTAGGCGTATAAGCGCGCTCTACACTTTGGACATGGCATTAAAGGATCTATTCATAACAAAGACAGAAATACTATCGCCGACCGCCGACGTTGCCGCCTCCCTTGCTCCGGTCAATACGATTGACTCAATATTTAATTTCTTAGGTACTTCCGGCGTTACCGCGACTCGTTTAGAATTTATGAGCGTGCCAACGTGCGCTCGCGCTAGAAATATAATTTCGTCAAGTGTTGCAAGTATTCCGCTTAAGGTTCGCACTAAAGCCGACGGTGCGCGGGTCGAATCTCCGCCACGAGTTATTAATCAACCAGATCCACGAATTCCCGGATCCGCTACTTACGCATTCCTTGCGGAGGACTTATTGCTCTACGGTTACGGTTATTTACGTATTCTGGAAATTTATGCCGACACATATCGCATTAGATCGGCGGAACGAATTAATCCTCTTCGCGTCGGAGTTCAAACTAATTCCATCGGAACCGAAATCGAGTATTACACCGTGGACAATTATCAAGTGCCGGATACTGGCGTCGGATCTCTTGCCGTATTCTACGGAAACGATGAAGGAATTCTCCATCGCGCCGGTCGCACAATTAAAGCCGGTGCAGAATTAGAACGCGCCGCGACAATGTATGCGCGCGAACCGGTTCCGACAATGGTTCTCAAATCTAACGGCACAAATCTTCCGGCGGATCGTATTGCGAAATTATTAGAGTCATGGGGCGCG